CTTCAGTAATCCACATAATTGATATCCTCTCTTTCTCCAGCTCTGGTGCTGGTTACGAGAGCTGGAGTCCAGCTCCCGTCTACCAGGATCAGATCATTTCACGCCAGGTGGTGAAGTCTTCGCCTTCGATGTATCCGTAGTCGCGGAGGTCCATCATCCGGAGGTCGTAGGCACCTTTGTAGGTGTATTTCTCGGTCTCTTCGGATTTGCGCCAGTAGATGACGTATCTGTATTCAATCATGGTTCGTTCCTCCTTTCTGGCTTTGTGGGTGCCACCCATCTGATGGCTATATCATAAACGATGGGTAACACCCATGTCAACCCCTTTTTTGAAAAATTTTTTTGAGATCCACAACGAAAACGCTGGAAGGCTTGAAAACACTACACTTCCAGCACATAAAAAATTTATAAAACGGCAAAATATAGGCCATATCAGACAGAAACATGAAAAACAGGTATTGACAATGCAAGCACTTGACAATATATTGTGTTATAGTGATATATATATATATCAATATATACCACATCAATCCAATGACATCCAACCGATTCCAACCGCTTCCAAAAGCGGTCTTTTTTATGCCATGAAACCGTCATGGCCATTACAGTCAGATTGACAGAAAGCAGGCAATGAGACATGAACACTGCATGAAAAATCAGATGCCAATCTCACTTTTAATTTCACATCAAATCCCAGGTCAATCGACAACCATAACCGCATGACCGACACGATCATTAAATGATACCGGATACAGTCCATCACGGCTGATCCGGTCTTTTTTTATTGATTCAATAATCCGGCAACAAATCCACAACAGACAAAACACGCATAAAAGCGAACGAGAGAGAAACCCTACCGGGGGCATTGTGAGGTGATAAAAACGTGGCAAGAGTGGCACATAAAGACTCACTGACAACCGATCAGGAAAAGTTCGTCAGGATGGAAGCCAATGGCACTCCAACGCCTGATATCATCAAAAGCCTGTGGAACAAGGTCCCTGACGATCCTGAATATCATGCTTGTGAATGCAAGCTATCACGCTGGAGAAAGCATCCAAAGTATGAAGAGATATGGAAAGATGAAGTCAGACGGCAATGTTTCCCAATGATGTCTGAAGGCCTGAAGGTTATTCGCCAACAGATGAAAGACGCTGGACAACCTTGGCTCCTGAACAAAGCTGCCAATGATGCGATCAGCTTTGCCGGAAAGAAAATATACGGCAATGATGAGAACACAGTGACAGTGAATATCCAGGGAATGCCTGACATCGGAAGCCCTGATGATGATGTCTGATCTGGTATGGACTATCCACTGATATCACATAACTATTCGTAAAAGCATGGTTTAGCGAATAGTTGAAGTACAGTAATCATACTGTTTTAGACAGTTATGGTATGGATACTATACCAGATTTTACTTGCCATCTATTTTCAGCAGGAATCTATTCAGTTTATTCATGGTTATTCATTTATTTATGCAGGCCGATCAGCACGGATCAGCACGGTCCAGCCAGCCGGAAAATATGGAGCGGCCAGCCCTGGTCCGACCCAGGGGTAGGGGTATCATCCGGCAGACCGGGGGGATCGAAACGTGACTGGGACTCCACGCTCCGCTTCCCCGTAGCGATATAACCTGACCGCATGGGAATCCATTTCCCTGGCAGTCAATTTTTTGCATCAGGGAACGAGGTGACGGCTGGTGCCGAGTATCACGATTAATTACCAGCCAACGCCGAAGCAGGCTATCTTTCATGCCAGCAAGGCGAATGAGATTTTGTATGGCGGTGCTGCCGGCGGCGGCAAGACAAAGGCTCTGATCATGGATGCTTTGTTCCGGTGTTTGAAGTGGCCTGGTTCAACGGCAGTTATTTTCCGAAGGACATACCAGGAGCTTGAGGATACTGACATCAAGGAAGCGCAGGCATCCTATCCGGAAGGGCTTGCTGTATACAACGCAGGCCGCCATGAATACCGGCTTGTGAACGGCAGCAAGATTCTGTTCCGCCACTGCGAGAACGAAGCTGACCGGTTCAAGTACAGCGGTCTTGAAGCGCAGCATATGTACTTCGATGAGCTGACCACCTTTGAGCAGGTTGTCTACGATTTCCTGAAGACCCGTCTCCGTGCGAAAAAGGCCCTGGGCTGTGTGCCGATAGTGAAGTCGGCCAGCAACCCCGGGAACATCGGCCACGGCTGGGTCAAGAAGCTGTTCGTGGACGCAGGGCCGTACATGGAGATCCGGGAGCAGGAGATCTATTCCGAGACGCTGCACAGGTCCAAAAAAATTCGGACGCAGTACATACCATCCCTGGCGATGGAGAATCCGTACATTACGGATGACTATATATTTGAGCTGGAACAGAAGCCGGAAGCATTACGCCGTGCGCTTCTGAACGGCGATTGGGATTCCTTTGAGGGCCAGGTCTTCAAGGAGTTCCGCAATGATCCTTCCCATTACGATGACGGGTTTTGGACTCATGTCATTACTCCGTTCCCCATTCCGATTTCATGGCCCAGGTACTTTGCCTTTGACCACGGTTATAGCAAGCCATTTTCAGCGCAATGGTGGACGATTGACCCGGACACCGGGATTGCCTACCTTTACCGCGAGTGGCCTGGGGTGAAACCGAGACAGGCGAACATCGGTCTTGAGCTTACGCCCATTCAGATTGCAGACGGCATCCTTGAACGAGAAGAGGAAGAACGGAAGAATAATCTGCGCATCCTGCGAGTGGCAGACCCGGCGATCTTCGATAAGTCACGCGGTGACAGTGTGGCTGATCAGATGGCTCCTGGGTACATGGGCCGCCGGCAGGGTGTTGTTTTTTCCAAGGGTGATCATGCGCGGATTGCCGGGAAGATGCAGGTTCATGAGCGGCTGCGGTTTGACGAAAAGGGCAAGCCGATGATGCAGATATTCAATACTTGCACGAACTGGATACGCACAGTGCCGACACTGCCGTATTCGACAAAGAAACCGGAAGATGTGGATTCGGATTCCGAGGATCACGATTATGACGCAACGCGGTACTTCCTGATGGATCACCCGGTGACACCGACAAAGAAGCCACCGACTGTGTACAAACCTTATTCCCCGTTTGGCGAGTAAGCGCGGCATGAGGACCGCCACTTGTTTTCGTGCAATAAAAAATGAAAGGAGTATGCTCCTGTGTTTTTGCAGTACTCCTGCCGCGCACTCTATATGAGGTGATGATATGGCAAAGAAGATAGAACTGAATGTGCCTGAACGTGAGGATGCGGAACTGGAACGTATCTCCCGTGAATTGCAGGAGATGGCTGGTATGCTCGATGAGCAGCCGCTGAAACCGGAAGACAGGAAACTGCTGGACACGATTTACCAGCGGCTTGAAACCTTTGAGCAGCGGAACCGCGTCTACCATGACAAGGCAAAGAACTGCCGGAAGATTCTGCACATGGAAGATCCTGAACAGGACGATCCGCAGACTGTGATTGAGAACGGCAAGGAAACGCTCCAGCTTCAGACGCTGAAGTCCACATTCAATAATGTGGTTGCCGATCAGATGCTTTCCGCGCCGGAAGCGAAGCTGATGCCGGAGACGGCAGAGATGCAGGAAGCGGCTGATGATCTCCAGGACATGGTGCATTTCGTTGTCTATGTTGCCAACAACTTTGAAGGAGTCCAGCAGAAACGCTGCGAGGACTTCTATGGTCCCGGCACGGCGATCACACAGGTCGCATGGGACGAGGATATGAACTACGGGCGCGGCGAGATCGCACTGATCCGCTGGCCCATTGAAGCCTTCCTGTGGGACCCTATGGCAGAGTTCATCCAGGACTGCCGTGCGGTGATGAAGGTAAGCTGGCATCCGCTGTCATGGTTCACGGAACACTGGCCTGACGAAGGGCGGTATGTCAGCGGCGAAGCGCATTCGCACAATGATGTCGGCGTGACACAGGGACAGGAAGACGCGGATGATGCGAATGACGAACCCCGTGCCATGCTGATTGAGTACTGGTGGAGAGAGTACAACGCAAAGACGCGGCGGTACACGATCAATGTTGCGTATGCCGCCGGGAATGCGCTGCTGGATGTTGACCGGAATGTCTACGATCACGGGATGTATCCGTTCGTTGTCGAGCAGCATGACCGGATCGAAGGCAGTCTTGCCGGCGATGGCCTTGTGCGTGAGCTGGCTCCGATGATGCGGTACATCAACCGCTACGCTGCCTACATGGATGCGAATGCCCGGAGAGCTTCCAAGGGCCGTGCATTTGTGCGAAACGGGGCAGGCATTGACAAGCAGGCTCTGGCTGACTGGAGCCAGGACATCATTGAATGTGATCAGGTTGGACCGGACGCTTTCCAGTGGATTCAGGACAAGCCGTTCAACAACGTGATCCGTGACCTGATGCTTCAGATGCAGACCGACCTGAAGCAGGACAGTGGCGCGAACCAGTTCACCCGTGGCGAAACCACAGGCGGTATCGTGTCCGGCAAGGCGATAAACTCCCTGATCCAGGCCGGCGGCAAGATTTCATCCATGCGGACCGAGCAGCTGAAGCACGGATTCAAGCAGATTGTCGAGCAGATCATCTGGCTGATGGCGCAGTTCTATGATGATGACCGCGTGTTCATGATTACCGGAAGAAAGGATGCAGTGAAGGTTGATACAAAGAAACTGTTCGGAACGAAGACCGAAGGAGCCGTCAACCCACCGCCCTATACCGTTCAGATTGAGATTTCCAGCCGCGATCCGCAAAGGGTTGCCAACACCAATCAGATGTACATGGAAGCCTTTACCATGTCAGCGCAGACACCGAATCCGATGAAGTTGAGCGACCTGTTCAAGATTCTGAACCTGGACGGCAAGGACAAGGTGCTGCCGGTGATCGAAGCGAACGAGCATTATCAGGAACAGATGATGCAGATGCAGCAGCAGCTTGAGCAGGCAGGCCAGCAGATGGAGCAGCTCCAGCAGGAGAACACGAACCTGAAGCAGGCTACCACGCAGATGAGCAACACGATTGCCAGCATGAGCGCAAGGGCCGGTACGGAACCGCCCGGACAGGACGAAGACGAGAGCGCGATTGTCGGACAGGCAGAGAACAACTTTGGGCAGCAGACAGGATCACCGCTGCCGACATAATTCCAAGACGAAGGCTCCGTGATTTGCGGAGCTTTTGCATATTTACTTCCGTGCCGTGGTTTGCGGACGGATGAAAGGAGATTCCGATATGGAACCTAATGAGGTCATGACCGATGAACAGATGGATGCTCTGATCGATAGCTTTGAAGGCGGCGCGGTTGACGAACCGGGAGTAACGCCTGAAGAGATTCTCGCTGAAGACGGTGTCCTGCCGGAAGAAAACCAGCAGGATGACGCATCTGACCAGCAGGAAGAAGAGCAGAGCGAGTCCGGCGAAGAACAGGCCGATGACGGCAAGGGCGGCAAGCCTGAACCTGGTTATGTAAAGGGCCGGATCGAGAAGGCGGTAAGCAAAGCCGTGGCACAGGCGAATGCCGAATGGCAAGCCAAGTTTGACGCGGTTCTGAAACCCCTTCAGGAAAAAATGATTGAGGACGAAGCGCAGGAGCTGGTCCGCAGCCGGAAGGTTGCCGACATCGAAACCGCAAGGGAGCTTGTGCGTTATCGGAAGGGCCAGCCCAGCCAGCAGTCCTCTGCTCCACAGGAGCAGCCCAGGCAGGCGAACGGACAGTTCGCTGCAAAAGAAGATCCGGTTATTTCCGCACGGATCGAGATTCTTGGCCACCAGGCAGACAGGATCATGGAAAAGGATGGTCTGGATGTGATGGCCGAGTTCAACAAAAATGCGGAAATCAAGAGAGCAGTACTCAACGGGGAGATGGACTTCTATGAGGTTGCAGAGCAGATGAAAGCGCGGCCTGCCCGGAAGCGTCCCCCGTCACCAACGCGTTCCCCCAACGGAGTGAACGGGCAGATCAATAACCCTATCATGCAGATGTCTGATGAGCAGTTTGACCGGTTCGTTGAAAGAGTCCGAAAGGGGTAACGCACACTGAAATAAAAGGAGTGTGTTATTCATGGGCGTTTACGATAACATGATGTATTCTTATGACAGTGGCATCAAGCAGACTCTGCCGGAACAGTATATCCAGCGCAAGGCCATGCGGAATGTCCAGCCGAACCTGGGCTACCTGAAGGATGCCGAACTGGTTGATATGCCGCTGAACAACGGCAAGTGGGTACGGATGTGGCGTTATACCGCGCTGCCTGCCGTCACCAAGCCGCTGGTTGAAGGCGTGACTCCTGCCGGCCAGAAGATCACGCAGACCGCGTTCGATGTGACCACACAGGAATACGGTGACTATGTTCCCTTCACTGATCAGCTGGACCTGTTCCATGTGACCAAGAAGACCGATGATATCGCCGATCTGCTGATCGATCAGGCGCGGCTGTCCATTGACACCGCTGGCCGCGACAAGATTTGCGCCGGCCTGAACGTGATGTATCCAGGCACCATTACCAGCCGTGCTTCCATCACCAAGTCCAATGTGATCACCTATGCGCTGCTGAAGAAAGCGGTCCGCAACCTGAAGAAGGGCGGCGCACAGCCGTTCCCGGATGGCTTCTTCCATGCGAAGGTATCCCACGATACCTATCACGATCTGCTGAACGTAGACGGATGGATGGATATCGCCAAGTACCAGGACAGCGGCCGGTATGAGAAGAACGAAGTCGGCTGCGTTGCGAAGATCAAGTTCTTCGAGGTCGACAATGCCAAGGTCTTCACTGCCGAAACCTATCTGTATGGCACAAAGGCTTACCTGACTGCCGCAGCGAATTTCGATGCCACCAACAAGACCATGACGGTTGCCGACACCATGAGCGAAGCCGAAGCCAATAAGCTGGCTGGCAAGCTGGTGTATGTGCAGTACTCCAAGGGTTCTCCGTCTGTTGACTATGTGACTCCGATGTGCATCGAGCGTGTCTATCCGTCCGCGACCGCGAACCAGACCAAGATCGTGTTCCGCTGGGTCCCCGGCACTTCCACCACCGATGAGTGGATCACCACCCAGAGCCTGAAGGTTGTTCCTTCCGGCGGTGCTTCCAGCGGCGATGAAGTCCATGCGACCATCGTGTACGGCACTCGCGCCTTCGGTATGGTCAACCTGGGCAACAAGAAGCGTGAACCGAACATTCGGATCATCTGGCAGCGGCCCGGTTCTTCCGGTTCCGAAGACCCCCTGGCGCAGCGCGGCTCCATTGCATGGCGGTGCAGCCACTTCGCCTGTGCCGTGCTTCAGGATGACTTCATCATCCGTATCGAACACGGCGTATCCGATTAAGACCTTTTCCGGGGAGCCGGTTAACCTCCGCTGGCTCCCCACCATTTTTTTCCTCCCCTTTCTACGGGGCCGGTGTCGCAGCATCGGCCCCACTTTAATTCAAGGAGATGACAGTAATGGATAAGAAACTGACTATTGTTGAAGAACGCTACATCGCCGGCGATGCGAAATATATCGAAGGCTTCTGTGAAACCGGAGCTGATCTTCCCACGGACAATATTGCGACCGGCAGCAATATTCTGAACATCGACACAGGAAAGGTTTCCTTCTTCAAGGCATCCACGGGTGAGTGGATCGAAAACGAAGACGGCGGTGATGAAGAATGAGCATCGGCACTGTTGTTGCCCTGATCCAGCAGTATGCACCCGGAGTGTCCCCGTCTGTCATCGAGCAGGCGGTATCTGACTGGCTGGACGATCACCCGGAAGCGACCACAACCGTAGAGGACGGGTCTATCACCGAAGAGAAGCTGGCTGCTGAACTGGCAGAAACTCTGTCTAACATGGGCGATGATGTAACCCAGTTAAAGAGCGCATTAAATACCGTAGAATCCGGCAATCTGCCGCTTGACATAATCACCGATTCATATGTTAAACAGAACGGAGATATTGCCAATTATCCAGGATGGAACAGGACGGATTATGTCCCGTGTACGCCGGGGAAGAAACTCTATGTGAGCAATTCAGTTCAGACATCATACTGCTATTGGTATGATGCTGAAAAGGTGAAAATTTCTCCCGGTGGACAGCTTATTCTTGCGGAGAATCTTGTCAATAGTCCGATTGTGCCGCCTTCCGGTGCTTACTATTTCGTTGTAAGCAATACCGCCGCAGGAATGGCGAGTTTCTCCGTTCGTAATCTGATATTATATGACGAATATGTTGAACAATCCAACATGATTGAGAACGTCCGCAACACATCGGCGCAGAAAGAGATTATTAACCTTTTTGACAAAACCAACATTACGGAAAACAAATATCTGTCGACATCAACAGGGAATCTGCTGAACGATTCAACTTCTAAGCATTTTGCAAGCGATTTCATCTACATAGGCGATCTCGAAAAGGTAATTATCAGCGGAACACATATAGTTTGTTGGTATGACGGAAGCAAGACGTTTGTCTCATGCCCGGAAAACATGAATAGTGGAACAAACGATATAACGTTGACCATCCCAAACGGAGTGAAATATCTACGCTTCTCCGCTTATAAAACAAGTTTGAACATGGCACAAATTGGCAAAAACGTCAGCAGAAGTAATTATTCCCCGTATGGGTATTATACTCTTCCGGGTCTGATTGTTGATGGTGATGCAATCATTGTTGATGCTAACGGGAACGGTGACTATACATCGTTTACGCTTGCCATGAAAGAAAACTATGATAATAAAAAAGATGTAATCGTGAAACCCGGAACATATAACATCGTCACGGAATATACCGACATATGGGGAGCAGAAGCGGTAGCGACGATGGCAGATGCGGACGGGGAAATCTTTGAAGGTTGGCAGTATGGCGTAAAGTTGAACGGTAGAAAAATTTCATTTCAGCCGGGTGCTAAACTCGTCTGCGATTGGACGGGGCATACCGTTGATGGAACGCATCGTTTCTCTGCTCTGCGTGTAGAAATGAACGTGGAGATTATCGGACTTGACATTGATTGCACGGGTACGTTCTACGTTATCCATGACGATTATGGGAATAATCAGAGCGACTATACAAACATCTACCGGAACTGTCGGGTGATTGGGCATAGCATTTCAAACGCAAACTGCATCGGTGGTGGGTGCAAAAAATACTCGCGTCACATCATCGAAAACTGTTATTTCGACAACGGTGGTCTGGCATCATCCACAACAGTCAGATACCATAACACAAACTCCGACGGTGCTGTACCCGAACTGTATATATCCAACAGCTATTTCAATGGTTGGGTAACTCCAAGATATTACGGAACTCAAACAACAAAAATGAGGGCGTACATCAATAACTGCAAGGCGCAGAAAATCGCCGTCATTGCTGAAAGTGGCAGTTACACAACGGAGAACGTTGATCTGTTCAAGTGGTGCAACGAAGAAGCGGAATGATTCTGATGTAAATAACACTTTTAATGACGGCAATAAATCCTATTGACATGGCTAACCAAAGGAGCGTGATCCAGTGATTCCGTGGTGGGTAGGCCTGATCCTGTTCGCGGTCGGCGTGCTGTTCGGGGTGTTCCTGATCGCACTGACGGCCGCCAACGGGGACTGACAGAACCGAGCCTCAGGGTGTGACCCTGGGGCTCTTTTTTTGTTTTTGGCATGTCGGTAGTGTGTCGGTAGTAGCCGAGAAAAACGAGGCAAAATCAGACCGATCTGATGGAATCCGCCAGGACATAAGAAAACCCTGTGAACGTTGATTTCACAGGGTTGGAAGCGGAGAAGCCGGGATTTGAACCCGGGCTGCCATCACTGACACTACTCCCTTAGCAGGGGTCAGAGGTTTGTTGTAGTATAAGGGATTGCGGGCGCATTGTCGGTAGTAGGTCGGTAGTAGCCCGTCAAATTGTGGCGTGTTTTTTGCCGATGGAGTCGACCGCTGCCAGGGCGTCGTCCTGATCCGGGTGGGCGTAACGGTCCAGCATCCTGGTGGTGGACCAGCGCATAACCTTGCGGATCGTCTGCGGGGCGATGCCTTCCGTGACGGCCAGGGCGGTTGCGGTGGTGTGCCGGCAGCAGTAGGGCGTCAGGCGGCGGCAGCCTGCAGCTGACAGGGCCGCATAGTAATCATCATACCAGGCTTTTTCAACCTGTTTCCAGAGGAAGCCGGATGGCTGGGCGTGATCCATCAGATCCTGAAGGACCGGCACGATGGTTTCCGCCAGCACAATGGGCGTAGCCTTCCGGACCTTGGTTTTGATGCCGGCGCCGGTGATGGTGCGGGACTGAAGGTCTATCTGATCGGTGCGGAGCTTCATGGCCTCGCCCGGCATGATGCCGGTATAGATCAGCAGGAGCGGGATGGCCGCGCTGATGTCTCCGGATTCGTAGAGCTTCCACAGGGCGGCCTGTTCCGTTTCGCTGAAGTGTTCGCGCTCCTTTTCCACCAGCTCCGGCAGGCGGATATAGGACGGCAGGTCCCGGTTGGCACGGCCTTCAGCGGCGGCGAGCTCAAAGAGCCGGGACAGGAGGTCCTTACAGTCCTTGGCGGGGTAGTGGGTGGGACAGGCGGCCGAGACAGTCCGGCGCAGGTCGCTTACGGTGATCTGGTCCACCCGGGTGCGGTGCAGCGGCTCCAGCTTCCTCCAGGCGATTTTGTAGGCAGTGCGCTTGGACGGACTGAGGGCGGCCAGGTCCCCGGCTTCGTAGACTGTCCAGTAATCCTCCAGGGCGGGCACTTTGTCCGGTTTCTCATTCTTCAGGATCGGGATATAAGCAAGGGCCTCATTCCGCGTTTTGAAACCTCCGCGGGTTCTCTTGATGGGAACCCGCTGTTTTTTATTGTCCGGATTTTCCGGATCAAATGGCGGCAGGGGGCGCCAGCCGACTACGGCCTCGGCCGTCCAGGTGGATCCGCGCCGGTAGGCTGAGCCGGTGCCGTTGCCGGCGCGCTTCGGTTTCCTGGGTGAGGATGTGAGCTTTTTCCCACAGTTGGGGCAGTAGTTTGTACATTGTATAAGTTCGGACTTGCACTTAGTACAAATCATGCTGGTCATTCCTCCTTGACGTTCAGCAGGATCCGGACGGACATCCGGATGCCATCAGGCGCGTTGCGGTATGCATCAATGACTGCAGCTTCGTCCGGCATCAGTACTTCTTCTCTCTGAAGGAATAATTCGGGATTGAGCATCAGAACCCTGCAAAGGTTCACGATCATGTTCTGCTTCATTTTATGTATATCACCGGTTTCCCATCTGGACACTGTGGCCTTGGTGGTTCCGACATACCTGGCGAGATCATCCTGGGACATTCCCAGTTCTCTGCGCTTGGTTCGGATCATTTCACCGAGTGTCATTTTCTTTCCCTCCTATCCTTCCAAGCACATATTATCATGGATTACGCAAAAATGCAAAATTTTTTCTTAAAAACGCTTGACATTTTTTTTCACGGGGTGTAAATTGTAACCAAGGTTACGCGAGTTACGTAACTAAGCCAAGTGAATAAGGAGGTGGTTACATGAAGGCAGATGAACTGCGCGGTAAGATCACGGCCCACGGCATGACAATCCGGAAGTTCTGCGAAATCGCTGGGTTTGAGCGTTCCACGTTCGACAGAAAATTGAGCGGAAAGAGCGAGTTTAACCTGAGCGAGATCCGGAGGATCCGGGACGAACTTTCCCTGACGAACCGGGAAACGTGCAACATTTTTTTTACAGACGAGGTTACGTAAAAACGTAACAACAACACAGTTAAAGTTTTCAATAACGGTGTTGTCGTTTTCCGAAGGATGACCGTTAAATGACGAAATAATGTGTATGAATGGAGCAGAAAATGAGCATGAGTGAATGGGCAAAGCGAGAGGTAGCTATTGCTTGCAAAAGAGAAGCACCGGAAAGAACAGACGGTGAGTGGGATTATGGATGCAGTTGCTATGAATCCGCATTGAAAGCATATTTAAGCCTTTGTGAAGATCAGCACAGCGGTATGAGTTTCGGCATTACAAGAAGTATTCTGATCCGGTTGCTCTATTCCCGTCCTCTTACACCTATTGAGGACACGGAAGATAATTGGAATCTTGTATATGAGCATGACGGAATAAATGGATACCAATGTAAAAGAATGTCGAGTTTGTTCAAAGAAGTAGCACCGGACGGAACTGTTAGATTCAGTGCAAACAACTATCACTGTGTTGATGAAGATAATGGAATAACATACACGGGTGGTGGTGCTTCAAAAGTATTGGATCAGTATATTGAACCAATCACAATGCCGTATTATCCACCAACAAAAGACTATGAGATTCACACAAGGGAATATCTGACGGACAGAAAAAACGGTGACTTTGATACAAAAGTTTATCTGTATATT